ATTTCTTATATTTTTATTTAAACCACCTATAACCTCTAAATTTCTTTTAGCTTTATGGTTTGTTAAAGGCATAATTTTATCTATAAATTCTGAAGAGATTACATTTTTTATCTCGACAATTGCTTCTAAATGATCCATAATTTCTAGTTATTTGTCTCTTTCATTATCTACATTATACTATATAATATACATTGAATAATTTCAACAGGTTTTTATATGCTACAAAAATTAGGATTTGCCCCAGGGTTTAATAAACAAGTTACCGAAACAGGCGCTGAGGGTCAGTGGTTTGATGGAGATAACGTACGTTTTAGATATGGCACACCCGAGAAGATAGGTGGTTGGTCTCAATTAGGGGAAGACAATTTAACGGGTACAACCAGTGCAATTCACCATTGGGAAAACAACAACAGTATTAAATATGCTGCATTAGGTACTAATAGGATTCTATATGTTTATGCTGGTGGTACATATTATGATATTCACCCAATTAGACAAACTTTAACTGGTGTTAATTTTACCAGTACATCCTCTTCAACTTCGGTTACCATAACATGCACCGGGAACCATGGATTATTACAAAACGATATTGTTTTATTCGAGAGTGTTAGTGGTTTATCGGGATCTACTTTTACAAACGCTTCATTTGAAAATAAAAAATTTATGGTTACATCAGTGCCGAGTGCAATTGTATTCACAGTAACTATGACAACAGCGGAAGCTGGTACTCCTGTAACTAATGCGGGCTCTGCATCTGTTCTTTGTTATTATAGAGTTGGTCCTTCTACGCAAGTAGGTGGCTTTGGATGGAGCGCTGGAAACTATGGGGGTACAGTAACGGGTGAGGCAACCTCGACATTGGCTGTAGCTTTGACTGATACGACCACAACTAATATAGTTCTTGCAAGTACAGCAGCGTTTCCTGTTTCAGGTGAAATTAGAATTGGCACAGAAGACATTAGTTATACGAACAATAACACAGGGACAAATACTTTAAGTGGTGGAGCTAGAGGTGTAAACGGAACCACTAAAGCAACTCACAGCGGTGGAGTAACAGTTACAAATATTACAGAATATACTGAATGGGGTGAAGAAGCTTCTTTTGCAGATTTCGATATTTCTCCCGGTCTATGGGTTTTAGATAATTTTGGTCAAAAACTTATTGCACTAATTTATAATGGGTTTTGTTTTGAGTGGGACGGGGCGCCAGCAAATGCAACCGACACAAGAGCCACTATCTTAGCAGATGCACCTACAGCATCACGTCATGTATTAGTATCTACACCAGATAGACACTTAGTATTTTTTGGAACTGAAACTACTGTTGGGGATTCTAGTACACAAGATGATATGTTTATTAGATTTTCTGACCAAGAAAATATTAGTGGAACAGATGCTTATACAGTTAAAGCTGAGAACACTGCAGGTACTCAAAGATTAGCGGATGGTTCTAGAATTATGGGGGCTATTAAAGGTAGAGACGCTATTTATGTTTGGACTGATACAGCATTATTTTTAATGCAGTTTGTGGGTCAACCTTTTACTTTCTCTTTTCAACAAGTCGGAACCAACTGTGGGCTTTTAGGAAAAAATTCTTGTAAAGAAGTTGATGGATCTGCTTACTGGATGTCTGAAAATGGTTTTTTTAATTATGATGGTCAGTTAAGAACACTGCCTTCTTTGGTAGAAGATTATGTTTATTCTACAGATGCTGGACCAGGAATAAATTTAACAGCAAGAGATTTAGTTAATTGTGGGTTAAATAATTTATTTGGAGAAATAACTTGGTTCTACTGTAGCAATAGTTCAGAGGCTGTAGATAGAATGGTGACTTATAACTATTTAGATTCTTCACCAAAACAACCTATTTGGACCGTTGGTAGTCTGGCTAGAACTGCTTGGCAAGATTCTGCTGTATTTGATAAACCACACGCAACCTATTATACTTCTACCGATAATAATTCTTTTGATGTTATTGGTAACACGGATGGTATTAGTATATACTATGAACACGAAACAGGGACCGATCAAATAAATGCGGGGGGAGTTGTAACAGCAATCCAAGCAAACATATTATCAGGTGATTTTGACATTACTCAAAAAAGAAGTAATACAGGTCAAGCTGTGGGTACACCAGACCTTAGGGGAGACGGAGAATATATTATGAGAATAAGTAGATTTATACCAGATTTTATTGAACAAGACGGAACTACAAAAATAAGTTTTACAACTAGAAATTACCCTAACAGCACACCGGTCACTACAGATTTTGACACTACTTCAACAACCACTTTTAAAAGCACAAGACTTAGAGCAAGATCTATCGCATTAAAAGTATCTAACACAAGCACTGGTCAAAACTGGAAACTAGGTACATTTAGATTAGATATTGCACCAGGAGGAATGAGATAATGGCAACAGATGCAGAGTTAAGAGAAAGAGGTTTAAAATACCTACCACAACAAAAATATTTACAGAACCCATATGAATTACCTGAAGAAGAAGAAGAAAAAAAAGAAGAAACGGTACCTGTACAGGATGGTATACTTAATACCAATGCTTTTACAAATAGTGGTAATAATTTTAATGTCTACAATCCTGACCCTAATACATTAAGCAGTTATAGACCTAACTATGATTATAGAAGATTTTCTGAACCAGATCAAAGTATGATAGAAATGGGCAGAAACCAAGATTATTTTTATAAACCACCAGTTAATCCAAGGATAGAAAATATTTTAAATAGGGTTCCATATCTTGGTCCTGTTAAAAAGGGTGTAAAATTTTTAAGTAGTCAAATAAGTCCTTATCTTTCGGTTAGCAGAAGATCAATATTAGAGAATGAATTAGCTGGTCAAGGTATAATGGTTGATGACATTGGACGGATTGTTAGAGGCGCAGGTGATTATGATACAGTTGGTAATGTTATGGCAGGTTACGGCGCAGGTCAAATAACACAGAAAACTATTGATAAGAGAAAAGGTACAATTGAAAAAACCTTAGCTGATAAATATAATATGAGTCCAATAGATATAGCTGCTGTTAAAGCTGGTACTTACAAGGGTGAAGTCCTTAATAAAACTGATTTAATAAGTAGATATGGCGCCCTTGATGAATTTGGAAATACATTAAATTTAACAAACACAAAAGTAGATAAGATTAAAGATTTTGAAGAAGAAGAAAAAGAAAAAAAGAAAAAAGATACTATCATCGGTAAATATCTTACTGAGAGAAAAGAAAAGAAAGCTGCTAAAGAAGCTGAGGTTGCTGCGGATGATGCAGTAACTGCTGCAACAACAAGTGGGACAACTAACAGTGATGGATTTACTTACGACACCAATACAACAGGACAAGCTAAAACAAGTAGCGGAGGTACTTACAAATCTACTGTTACACCTCAACAAGCTCAAGACAATCAAGATAGAGGGAGAGGACAACAAGATATTGAAAGCCAGACTAATTCACAGGCAGGTTCAGGAGGTTTTTATGATGATTTTGCTAAAGGTGGTAGAGCCGGATACTTCTTTGGTGGTAGAGCAAGATTACAAGGTGGCGGTGGAGCTGGTATGGGTGCTACTGAAAAAGCAGCAGAAAGAGCTAGCAAAGGTTATGGAACTACACCAGACACCGGAAGTAAAAGTGGTACTAATGATTATAGCACTGCTGAACAAACTAGAAATAATTACAGATCTATAGTAAAAAACCAAAACCCAACTCCAAAACAATCAATTTTAGACAAAACTCTAGATCTTGGTTCGGAAGTTAATTATTTAAAAAATTTATATAAAATGGACCCCGTAGGTTTAAGTATCGGTTTTGGGGTAAACAAACTTAGAACTTATATAAAAAATAAAAATCTTCCAGAAGAAGATAAGCTTTCTGCTTTGCCTACAAATAATTATATGGCTAAAGTATCAAAACAAGATTTAGCTAAATACTCACAACAAAAAGATCTTATTGATCAACAAGATTACCCTAATGCTATGGACACAACATTTTTTGGATCAGAAATAACTCCATATGAATTTCAAGAAATGAAAAAAGGAAACATAACAGAACCTGGGACTTATGTAGGAGCAGATGGTGGTAGAGTTTATTTAGTCAATGGAGGATTAGCGGGTTTATTATAATGGCAAAAATTGTACAATCATTAACTAGAGCATCAAAAGAATATGAACAGAGAACATTCCAATCCTTAGTCAGGGATCTGGACTCAGTGATTACAAAATTAAATACTTCTTTTCAAGAAGAAGTAAAACAGGAGATAGAAGCTAAGAGTTTCTTTTTAGAATAATGGCAGTAGTAAACCA